CACGCGACATTAGGTTGCTCCTTTACTAGTAAGTATAAGGTGCGTTGCTTCCCTTTCGGTACTTCCGCTGGAGGTTCCAGTCAACGATGAGAGTATCTTAACACTCCCATACTAGATAGTCAAGTAATATTGTATTTTAGTATACTAAATTTAAAATTATTATCTTTGAATATATGTAAGTTTATATTCAGTAGGATTAAGTTGTGATATTATAATATCACAACCAATTTTTGGATTTGAGGAACCACAAGTATAAACATCCAGACTTGCCTTTCCTTCCTCAGGCCAACTATGAATACTTATATGACTTTCTGATAATAAACAAATTCCGGTAACTCCTTGAGGTTCAAATTTATGAGATACTGTTTTCAATACCGTTGCTCCCGATGCAATCGCAGCGTTTTCTATAAGATCAATAAGAAAATGCTCGTCATTTAGTAAAACTGACGAGCATCCATAAAGGTTTAATAAAAAATGCTTACCCATTTATTCTATTGGATTGTCGTAATATTCTTTTAAAAGTTGTGTTACAACTTCTTCTGTTCCATCAATCTTTTTTATTTCATATAAAGAAGATTTCATATATTTATTAATCTTCCTATATTTTTTTAAAAGTTTATTAACTTCATTATCATCAATAATTACTTTAGCAAAACCATTCATCTTTTTTTCTTCTTATCTGGTTGTTTTATTCCCCATATTCTTGGGTTAGTTCTACCATATCCCCAATCAATTTTTTCAATTGAATTTGGACCGAATTTATCATAATATAAATCAAAAATTTTTACCCTAGTTCCCCTACAAAGATCCATATAAGTTTTATTTTTAACTCTATAAACTACAATGTAAGCATCTGAAGGGAGAGATGGATCTTTAATTTGATCCAATGTAGTTCTTTCAAAAAGTAGTTCGCAACCATACTTTGGAGGAATTTCCCTTTTTTCATCTAATGTCCACTCAGTCATCGGTTTTTCCATAACTTGAGTCATGAACGATTTCCCCAAACAATATCAGGATATGCATCCTTAACATTTTCAAATGAAATTTTATATTTTGTTTCAAGTTGTTTGTCTTTAACTAAGCATAAAATCTCTGCCTCAAGTGGATGAAGTCCCTGTAGAATATTAATAAACATTGTTTCTCTACGAAGAGAACTTAGTCCATCATTTCCACCTTTAACAAAATTATAAAACATATGATGTTCTTTTCTTATTGATGATTTACCTTGATCAGCAGCTCCTAAAGATTTTGTATTTATTTCATCCATTTTAGAAACAGCATCTTCAATTTTTTCACTCAGAGTTCCACTATACGAATTTTGTTCTAAAGTACTTGCATATGGAACTTCTCCTTTAGGAAGAAGAGATATAATTGAATTATCAAAATTCCAAATTAATATTGTCTTTAGTGAAGGATCTTCATATTTTTTAAGAACTTCAACTTTTTTTAAATTCGATCTTTGTTTAGAAACTAAACCCAAAACTTCAAATGCAAATGGATTTGGTGGAAGTATATCAATATTAGATGATGCACTTTTTACTTTGGGTTTAGAATTTTTTACAGTCATTACAGTCATTTTTTTTCATTTTTATAATATGTTTATTTATTAATCTTCATCGAAAGAATCTTCATCATCCGAATCAAAGTAATCTGGATTAAAGCTCACAGAAACTATTTCGTCTGGAATAATATTCCCATTTTGATCAAAAAATTCAGGATGCAAATATGGAGATTTATTTTCAATAATATGCCTATAGGTTAACCACCCAATAATGCTACCTACCATAAAAAATAGTAAAGTAAACATTATTGTAAATGTGATTATGTATGATGATTCCATTTTTAATCTCCAGAAAGTTTATTTTTTCTTTATATCGAAATGAAAGTCTATGAAAAAATGAAACTCTCTGCGTAGAAGAGAGATCATTTTACCAAACTTTATTTGAAAAGTTTTTGGAATAGATTCTCCCCTCCTTTTATTTCTTAATAGTAACTCAATACCCCTATTAATTTGGAGTTCTGAACTATTTAGATTGTTTTTTTCTTGTTCTTGTTTTTTTTCTATTTTTTTCATCTAAGTACTTATTCGCATCATTAACTATATCCATAAAGTAGTTTTTTATTTTTCTAGCTTGAGGTTTAGGTACATGCCCATATGCTTCTCTAAATTGTTTATGAAGACTATCATCTCCACCCTCTAAGTATTGATTTAAATTTGAAATTTCTTCAATAAGATTTTGATAAGTATGACTAGTAATAAATTTTTCAATATCTAATTTTGTAGTTTCTCGTACTTTTAAGTAATCATAAAATTTTATTAAAAATTTTCCATTAAAAGCAGAATCAATAGATTTTTCAACATCAACATATAATTCTAGTAAAGGAAATTCCATTAAACCAAATTATTCTCTTTGAGATATGATACAGTATCAGTACATCCACCCAAGTTCAATTCATCATTCAAAACAACTTGAGGAAAAGTACTTCCATACCCAAATTGATCATAGAATTGATCTTTAGTAAAATTTTCATTTAATTTATACACAACATATTCCAAATTAGAAAGTTGTAAAACCTGCTCAATTTTTGAACAAAATGGACATCCATCCTTAGAATAGACAGTAAATTTCATAATTACACCTAATGATTAAAAGTTATTTTTTATATATTACTCATAGTCATTATTCTTCTTTGACTATAAGCATAAAGTTCTTTTTTTGGAACTTGTTTTTGCCACTCAATAATATCAGACAATCTTTCTGATGTAAAAAAATCTTGTTTTAAATACCATTCTGACCAAAATTGATTTCCTTTTGAATGATTACATTTTTCACAAGAACAAACTACATTTGAAATTTTATCGGATCCACCCTTAGATCTAGGTATTATATGATCTAATGTTAGATTTTCTTCAGATCCGCAATAAGCACATTGATAATTCCAATGCTCTTTAATCGATTGTCTCCATTTTCTTCTTGCTTCTGAACTTGAAGTTGCTTCAAGATTGAATAAAAGTTCTTCTGAATTTTGATAGAGTGGCATTCTTAATATGCATACCTAAAATATTTAGAGTTTCTTTAAAAGTTATGTAGATATAACTCAACTGCTCTTGAAGTGTTGTACTATGTTTCATCTGATCTTCTATTTCCATAGTTAAATCCTAACCAAATAATATACAAATCACAAAGAACATTAAACCAATTTACATTTTCCATTAGATTATTACGGGTTTTTGTTGATTTTCTGGAAGGGAAATCTCATATGGTTTTATAGCATTTATCTTACCAGAAGGCAAGCCAAGTTGTCCGGGAAGTTGTTTATCTGTTGTAGAAGTTACATCAATAACTTGATCTAATATAAATCTATGCCTACTATAAGTTCTATTAGTAGGATCTATTGCAACCATCATTATTGCATCATTGATATCACCACAATGACATACAACTTTCCCAGTTCTATTTTCTGTTACGATCCAATATTCATTCATTTATTTTAAGCATATTTTTATATTATAAGATATTTTAAGATTTTTGTAAAGTTTTCTCTATATAATTAAAAACTAAAATGTTTCAAATTCTCCTACTCTTTGAACTCTTCGGAGTTTTCCTCTTCATAATGGCTTTGTCTCCATAAATAATAAAAAACCTAAACTAAGATGAAGACCTTTCAAGAATTTATAACTGAAGCAAGAGGTAAGTTCAGAGGACACAGAACTCCTGAAGAAATTGCAAAGGTTAGGAAAAAAAGACAAGAACGTCAAACAATTGAAACTGAAGATACTCCTACTAATGAAAGAATTAGGGATGCTGCACAACAAGCAGCTATAAAAGCACATAAAGAGAATAATAGTGAAAAAGCACGTTCTTATATGAGTTTAGGTTTCCTTCATACACTTCCTCAATCTCAAAGATATACTCCCACAGACACAAGGGGTAGACACGGGAGAGGAGGACAACATTTCACAAAAGAATTAGAAAGAAAAATAAATCAGGCAAAAAAAGAAGAAGAAGGAAAACAGGAAGTATTACCTTCTGAGCATCCTGATGCAAACTTCTCCTCTCCTGAGGCAGCAAAGAAAGCTGATAAAACTCATGAAAAAAGAGTAAAAGCAAGAAGAAGACTAAGAATGCCAAGTAGACAGGAGCATAAAGCAAAACAAAGAGAAGAAGAAAAACGATCTAGAAGCATTGATAGAGAATTTAGACGCACTCAACTTCAAAAAACAGTAGGTAAGATACCAGGACAACTAAGTTAAAACTAATATGATACTTATTGTCTCATTCTTCCTTTCTTTCGGCATTCTTCTTTTCGTGCTCTCCATAATCTAACACACTTACCAAACCGTGAAGCAATACCCAGTATATTCCAATATTGCATATTTGTCAACTTATTTTTTGGGATTTTTATTTTTTGGTGGTCTGTAAATCCCAGGCCAAGTATCTCTGATAATATCTGCGAGTTTATAAGGTGTTGTTGATGTTATCATATGAAAGATATGAGGAAGAGAAACATACCAAATGATATGAATAATATAA